TCATGTTCATAATATGTAGATGCACCAAAAGTATTTGTAATTCCTTGTATATCAAAATTAGGTGTAGCTGTCTTATCGTACTCAGTTGCATAAGGAAGTTCAAATACACCTTGATCTAAATAGCTAGTTCTAGCTAAAGAACTTGTAGTAAATAAATTCTCTGCATAATTATATGTTACGCATCTATCTATTTGTGAAGAACCATTTTTAGGATAGAACCAATTAATTTCATTATATAAATTATTGTGTTCAGAATAAACAAGAGGGCCTGAAGTATAATTAAGTCCAAGGTGATCACCGTTTGTAGTAAACACAAAGTCTTCTACTAAACAAGGTATGTATTTAACTGTACCATCAAACTTAAAGAAGCCACCTTCACTAGACATCCAGTATACTTCACCATTAGAATAAGTTAAAGCGTTCTGTCCAATGCATCCACAGTTAGTACCAACTTGTTTTAAAGAGAAAGTAAAAGGAGGTCCTACATATTGAATAACATAAGCTGCAAGATCAGTTAATACTAATGTATAGTCTTTACCTGAAACAGCAGCAATAATTCTATTACCTTTATCTAATCTAAAACTACCTGCCGTGTTAGTAGCAGTTGGTTGATATTCATTAAAGTTTTCTTGATCACTAAATCTAATAAACATAGGATCTAAAGTTGTTACATCTCCAATAGTTGTTTCAGTTCCAAAATGAAACACGTGTCTATCTCTGTCAGAAACTTGTGTTAATCTACTTGCAGTTGGTGCGTTAGCCATTACAGTTGCTCTATTATTTTTTGGATTGTTTGCACCTGCATTCCAAGTAAATGTTTTACCACCATGAATTGTTGCAATTAATATTTGACCAAAGTTATCGAGGCTCCAGAGGCCTGCATCAAAAACCACGTTAGAAGATAAAGAAGCTGATCCCCATCCAATATAATATTCAACCGTAGCACCACTACTGTGCGCTGACCTAGTTCCTGCTACAGCTCTTGTTATACCTGTTAAATCATTACCAGTTACTCCCGTATAAGAAATAAATTCTGCTCCTACTTTTATAACTCCTGTTAACGGAAAACCAGTTGTTGATGTTAATGTAATACTTGTACCTGATCCTCCTGTACCAGCAGTGTCATCATTCAAAGCACCATTTAAAGTATTTGTAAATCCAGAAGATCCAGCCCATGCAGCTGTACCCCAACCAAGACCTGCAGTTTGGAAAGTTGTACCTACGAATACATACGGATCAATTTGTGCAGATCCTGTACCTGAAGAACTACCTGCTGAGGTAGTAGGCATAATAATTTCAAATGTGTTTGAAGTCACATTTCTTATTTCAAAAGTATTATCTTCAAAAACAGTTGTTGTGTAACCAGAACCTGTAGGAACAGTAACAGAAGAAAATTTTACATATCTCCCATTTGCTAATCCATGAGCTGTTTTATTAACTGTAACTGTTGTAGAACCAGATACTGATGTAAATGTAGCGCCAGTAATCGCTGTATCTAATGGAGTAATATCATAAAACCGGTTGTCATTAAATAAAAACAAACCTTGAGAAGTTCCTATAGCGGCATATTGTTCACCTGTTATAGAAGTAAAATCATGTTGTGCTCTTGCTGCTCCAGGTAATGTATTATTATTTGTAGTTAACTGTGACCAACCACCTATCTTTTCAGGTAGTCCATATCTAAATCTAACAAAGTCTCCATCAACCCACTGCGATTCTGCACCAGACTCAGTGATTTGTTTGTCGAAACCAGGCTTGAAATTTAATTTTTGTAGCATATAGTGCGTTATATAGTAGTTTTATAGATAAAGAAAGTAGCATAATAATGGATCATTTAGAAGCAATTGTTGAGATAAAAAATATAATAGACCCTGCTTTTATAGATAAAACAATACCTTTCATAAATAAAAAAAGTAAAACTCATTTAGGAATTAATAAAGGAGTGGATAAAAATATCAGAAATGTAAAAGGCTATTCTTTAAATGATCACACTACTACGAATAAATTTTATTGGAATTTTATAAAAACAGAAATAGAAAGATTATATATTTACTACAAAGCAAAATTTCCTATAATGAAAAGCAATATAATTAATCAAATAGATCTTTTAAAATATGAAATTGGAGGTAAGTATAATTTTCACACAGATCATTTTAGCACTACTGCTAGACATTTAAGTGTTATTATGAATTTAAATGATAATTATGAAGGTGGAGATTTAATATTTGCAGATCAAAAAGAAAAAGAAATTAAAAGATTAAAATTAACTAAAGGTTCAATTGTATTTTTTCCAAGTAATTTTATGTACCCTCATGGTATAGAACCTATAACAAAAGGAACGAGGTATAGTATAGTTGCATGGCTTCAATAAATCAAAAGGAGGATAAATTAATGAAAGAAAAACCAGAAATAAAAAGAGAAGGTAAAGTAGAAAACTTTATAGGCGTATACGATAATTATATTTTACCTGCAGAATGTGACAAAGCTATAAAGTTATTTGAGGATCAAGATAAGTTTAATAAAACCATGAACAGGCAGGTTTTTGAAAATGCTTCTACACTTGATAAAAAAGATAATCAATTTTTTGCAGAGTCTAGTAATATAGATATTTGGTGGGAACAATTAAAAAGCATGATAATTAATTATGATATGGCTTTTACAGACTATCAAAAGAAAACAGGAGCCTTAGAAGCTTATAGTGTAGATAAATTTTATTACACTAATTTAAAAATACAAAAAACATTACTTACAGAAGGATATCACGTTTGGCATATAGAACATAACAGAGGACATGATAATGAAGCTCGTGCTTTTGTTTTTTCTATATATTTAAATGATGTAGAAGAAGGTGGTGAAACAGAATTTTTACATTTCTCTAAAAGAGTAAAACCTAAAAAAGGTAGAATAGTTATATGGCCTGCAGCTTTTCCTTATGTACACAGAGGTAATCCACCATTATCAGGTGAAAAATACATTTTAACTTCTTGGATGATGTTAAAATAAATGAATAGTTTTGATCCTTTTAAATATCAAAATTGTTTTCATACATATAAATTAAAAATTAAAGCAGAGGAAATTAATCAAGTTTTAATTTTAGTTAAAAATTTAAATACTGGTAATCAAAAAACTACTTACAACTATTTAAATGTTTTAAACTTCCCTCTTTTAAAAAAATTAAAAAAACAAATTACAGATATATTAGATAAACATAGCTTATTATTAACTGATAATTGGGCTCAATTATATAATAAAAAAAATAGTCACGGTGTTCACACTCACGGAGGGTCCGTTTATTCAGGGATATTTTATATACAAGGATCAAGTCCTACTATATTTTATGATAGAGATTATGAAAGCTACGTTAAAAAATTTATAAAAAATGAATTACTTTTATTTCCTTCGTGGATTCCTCATGAAGTAAAACCTTTAGAAATTGATGAACAAAGATTAATAATATCTTTTAATACTATGAAGTGTAAGAAGTAGGCCTTGGACCTTTTTCAGATTCATCTCTTGGATCAGCATCCCAATCGCCTTGCAGTTTTTCTAAATGAGCTGCATCCCATTTACTAGAAAATTGACTTATGTCTCCTAAATTTGCATCTGCATAACTTGTGTGTGGAGTTTCATCTCTGTATTCTACTTCGTCAGTAGTTACTGATGTGCCATGTTGAATAGCCCAAATGTTTGAAAATTTTTCTTGGTTCCAAAAAGAATCATCTCCGATTCTATAACCTACACCTTCATTAGGAGCAGCTCCCTCTGCAAAATTTTTAATTATAGCTTTGTCTTCGAATATTATTGTCCAGTTTGCATTTGTTGCCATTTTCTTTCTCCTATGTTTTTATAATATAAATTAACGTTAAGTAAGGTTGTAATACTGAGTTTGATCCTCCAGTAAAGTTACTTGAAGTTGAGCTTGAAGCGTTACCACTACCACTAAATGTTGCACTCATGTTGTGAGAGTGACCTTGACCTGATCCAGTGTTTGCAATAGTAAATTGTGAGTTTGAGTTATTACTTACTCTAGTATTTCCAATAATTGCTGCAGGGTCAAAAGTACCACCAGCTTGACTAGGGTTATAGTTGTGATTGTGAGAAGCAAGTTGTCCAGTAGATAAAGAAGCATTTCCTGTTGAACCTCCAACGTTACCTGAAACGTTGATGTTTGTATTTGTATTACTAGACACGTTACCAGAGTTAGATACAGTATTAGCTCCTCCAGTGGATGCTAAAGCTTTAGTTCCTGATTTACCTACAACAACTTCGTCTTGTAAATCTGGTACGTTAAAAGTAGATGATCCATTACCTGCTCCATAAGTTGTTCCTATCACTGCAAATAAAGCTGCGTAAGTTGATCTTGAAACAGCTGAACCGTCACATTCTAAAAAACCTGTTGCTACACTTGATTTTGTCCAAGGAACTACTGTTCCTGTTGGGATACCACCTACAAGAAGTGATCCCGCATTGATCATTTCTGTTCCGCCTGAAAATAGTGCCATTATGAGTCTCCTTTTACCTTGGATAAATTAATTTTAAATTTTTCTCCAGATATATTATTAATCATAAATATATCATTTTCGCCTTCTTGTAAAGTCCAATTCCCTTTGGTGCCGTCCACCACATTACCTTTTTCTTTAAATTTATTGGTCAGATGTAAGTCACCTGTATATATGTCTCTAAAAACATTACTAGCTGCTCCTAAATCATACGTATCATTTGCACCTGGTAAAATATGTCCATCAACTCTTAAAGCACCTGTTGAACTAAGAGCTTCGTATATATCTGATCCATCAGTATATAATATTTTTTTACCTTTATCTGCTGTGCCCCAAGTAACACCTGATCCACCACTTGGTTTGAATGTTACAGTAAAAGCTCCTGTAGTATTATTTTCTACAATATAAGTTTTTTCAATAGTCTGTGGAATAGTAACATCTATATTTTGACTAATAGTTCCTGTTAATTTTATTATTTGGTTTTTACCATTAGACAAAACACCATTAGAAAATGTTAAAGTTGCACCGCTAGTTGTGTTTACAGTAACAGCTTCGAAACCACCGATTGCTTGTTCTAAAATTAGTAAATTAGTATTTGTAAACTGTCCCCAAGTTCCTGGATTTTCTCCGGTTGCTTGTACTGTTAATTTTAAACTTGTTGATGTAGTATTTGCCATAGTTTTATTTTATTGTATTTTTAATCAAAATCAAGCTACTTCTTGCCAACCAGGAGGAGTAATAGGAGCATTGCCTCTAGAAACTTCGCTCCATAATGTTAACCTAGTACCAGTTGATTGAGTTATAGTCATAGGTATTCCTGTTAGTATTGCTAATGAATCTGGTGCTGATGCAGTTCCTTCCTGCATAGTCATCGCTTGACCAGTTAAATCTACTAAAGTATTAGCATCTAAAACAGCTGTACCAAGAGCTGCTGTCATAGCAATACCTGTTTCAGTGACGTTAGCATCTCCAGTAACTGTTGGAGCATTTTCTTGCATAGTCATTGCTTGACCAGTAACTGAAACATTTACATTAGCAAAAGCAACAGTGCTTCCTAAATTTATATTAAATCCAATTCCTGTTACATCTTCTGTTGTAACATCAGTAAACGCTTGAGCAGTTCCTAAAACTAATGGTGCTGCAAATCCTGTTTCAATAACATTAGCATCTCCAGTAACACTTGGAGCGTTTTCTTGCATTGTTAATGGGAATCCTGTTAAAGCAACAAGAGCATCTGCTGTAATCTCTGTAACATTACCAAGTGACATAGGAAGAGGGAAAGTTCCTACGATTCCACCAACTGTAGCTTCAACTTGTACGTTTACTCCATCAATAGTATTAGGGCTGAGTGTAGCAAAAGGTGCTTCACCAAATGCATTTAATGTATCTTGTTCAGGTGTTATGTTTGCAACAGTTAAATCAAAACCTGTTACAGGAACATCAGAGTTACCAATTGATTCAGTTGTAGTTCCTAAAGTATTAGTTAAAGCTTGTCCTGTTACATCTACAAAAGCTCCTGCATCGGCACTAAGAGTACCTGTTGCACCAACCATTGGTTGACCCGATACAGATACATTAGCATTTCCTTTAAGTACACTAAGTGAACTTTCTTGTGCGGTTAATGCAATACCAGATGGATATGCAATTACATCTGAAGCGTCTGCACTAAAAGGTGCCTCTGAATATGCGGTAACTCCTAGGGCCATGAATTAGGCTCCTGTGTTTTGTTTCTTCTTTTCTTCTTTAGGTAATTTATCTTTTAATAAATCAGAATAATGTTTTTGTAGAATTTCTAAATTATTAAACTCTATCATTACATTATGCTTTTTAGTAAGTAAATTTTGTATTTGTTGTAAATACAATTTACCTTGATCGTCTAGTTTATCACTGTCGTATTCTTTTTTGTCAAAATTAAAAATCATTACATTTCTTCCAGTTTAAATCTGTATTTTTTACCAGACTTGTTATTAAGTATAAATAAGTGTTCTTCACCCTCTTGAATAGTCCAATTACCTTTTGTACCATCAACAGCGTTACCTTTTTCTTTTGCTTCGTTAGTTAAATGTAAGTCTCCAGTGTATATGTCTCTCCACACATTACCTGATGCACCTAAATCAAATGAATCATTAGTTCCTGGAACTATATCACCTGTAACAGTTAAAGTAGATCCATCAAATGTCATGTTGGATTCACCTTCTAAAGTATTAGCACTAGCACTACCTGTAATTATTCTATTGTTAGCATTGTTATTAATTGTTGTACCTGTAATAGTTTTAAAAGTTTGATCTCCAGCTAAGAAAGTAGATGAACTAGCTGTTCCTGATCCAAGTCTTGCAGTAGCTATTGTTCCAGATGTAATTTTACTAGCTGCTAAATTTGGTATATCACTAGCAGATAAAGATAATCTTGCACTTGGTACAGTACCTGAACTTAGGTTACTTGCATTTAATGCAGAGCCATCAATAAAACCACTATCATTATTAAACCCTGAGATAGCAATATTACCTTTTGTTAATTTTTTCTGTGCGTTTGATGAATCAATTACAGCAAAAAAATCTCCATCAGTATTTGATGTTGAAGTAGTTAATTCCGATAAGTCTACATCTACTTGGTTTGCTTGAACGTCAATTAAATTACCTGCTGCAACATTTAAAGTTACATCACCTGTTGTTCCACCACCAGTTAAACCATCACCTGCAACAACAGAAGTTATATCTCCAGTAGTCGGTGTTTCAAAAGTAAGTGTTCCAGAACCATCTGTTGTTAAAACTTTACCTGCTGAACCGTCTGCAGTTGGAAAAGTATACGCACTATTAAAAGTAATTGCACCTGCATTTGTTCCTGAAATCCAAGTTGTAGTTGTTGAACCATCATTACCAGCAATTATTAATTGTCTATTATCTGTTGCTGAACTTGGATCTACTGCTGAACCTATAATTACATTTCCCGAACCAGATGTAATATTATCTCCAGCATTTTCACCAATAACTAAATTTCTAACACCAGTAATTAATTTTCCAGCACTTTCACCTATTGCAATATTATTATTTCCTGGATCAGCTGTCCCTAAAGCAGATGCTCCTATTGCGATACATCCTTGCATGTCTGTACCTGCTAGACCAGCTTGAGCACCAATAAATACGTTTGATGAACCTGTAGTTAGTGCTGTTGCAGCATTATTACCTAATGCTGTGTTGCTATCTCCAGAAGTAATTGCATCCATAGCACCAATTCCAACCCCTGTATTATTTTCTGCTGATGATAAAGTTCCAGTTGTTGAATGACCAACTAATAAACTATTTGTAAAATTTGTTCCTGCTTGTTTACTTAATAAATCTACATTTAAAGTTACATCTCCAGATGAACCACCACCTGATAAACCTGTGCCAGCTGTAACTGCTGTAATATCTCCAACTGTTGGAGTTTGAAAAGTAACAGCACCTGATCCGTCAGTTGTTAAAACTTGAGAAGCAGATCCATCTGATGTAGGTAATGTGTAAGCTGAAAGACCAAAGTT